GTGTAGTTATCACTACATCGTCTTTTTTCGTATGTGTTATAATTAGTATGTAAGAGGTTCGGGTTCTACGGAACCCCCTTTTACGCCAACGGTTGCCTTCGGGGACCACACAAAACAATCTCGCTTTAAAAGGAGAAGTCACATGACACTAGCAAAGTATAATGCTGCCAATTTGGATCAGCTGATGGATCGTATTGCAAAGAACTCGATCGGTATGGATGAATACTTCGACAGAGTTTTTAATACTTCGGTAAATAACTATCCGCCTTATAATGTCATCCAGGTAAACGATACTGAAACTCAACTGGAAATTGCATTAGCAGGATTTAAGAAGGAGGATGTTCATGCTTACACCGAGTATGGAAAACTTTTTGTCAAAGGGAAGAAAAAGGCATCTGATGAGGAAAGGGTATTTGTCCACAAGGGATTGGCTACAAGAGATTTCGAGAGAGCCTGGACCCTTGCCGAAGACACAGAAGTCTCCAACGTCGTATTTGAGGACGGACTTCTCACAGTCACCTTGACTAAGGTTGTTCCAGAACATCATCAAAGAAAGGATTATCTTTGATATATAAAATAAACCATTGTGGTTGTGAACATGATTAAACCTATTATTCTGGGTGTAAGTGCCCTGTTGATTTCATCACCTGTTATGTCTCATCCTAGACACCCAAGAACAAGTTGGGAGTATTCATATCCTGAAAGGGATGTGATGGTTAGAAGGGATTATAAGAGATGTAGAAAAATTAAATATGTTACCAAATACGATAAGTATGGATGGTATACTGAAAGAAAAGTGCTTCCATTGAGATCATGTTGGAAGAATCGACCAAATGTAAAGGTCATCATCAAATAATAAATAGACCAGAATATCGTCGCCACTGACGGAGGGGTAACTGGCCAAATCCAGTTGACACCCCTCTTTTTTATTGGTATAATTTTTTTAGGAAAACTGTAGAAACATGAGTGTAAAACTTTTAACACTGAAATCCACTGAGGATGTAATCGCAGACGTTCAGGAGATGGTTGTTGAGGAGAAGGTTGTTGGTTACTACCTTAAATATCCTTGTCGTGTCAAACTGATTGCTGACATCTACGAACAAACGGGTTCGACTCGACTTCCATCTAAGATTCAACTATTGCCTTGGGCACCACTGAGTAGAGAAAAGGTAATCCCTGTAGTTGCTGATTGGGTGGTCACGATCACTGAACCAGTCGATCAACTTTTAAATATGTACAATGAAGGAGTAAGTAAGTATGAAGCCCCTCAAGATCCTAATTCTGATGAACAATCAGAAGCTTCTGACTCAGATTGAAGAAGTATCGGGCGAACTGGGAGATCCAGATTGTAAGTTGATTGAACCATTTGTTCTATCGGAAGATGGTACTTTATCTCCATGGTTGGTTGACATTACAAAACAAAACACCTTCATGATTCACTCTGACAAGATCTTGACTCTTGTAGACCCGAATAGTAAACTGACTGAGAAGTACGAAGACCTGGTTAAGTAATGCGCTTTTATACTAATGTCCAGGTCGTTGGTAACAACTTTCTGGTTCGTGGATATGAAAATGGGAAGAGTGTCATCTTCAAAGAAGAATACTCTCCCACTTTGTTTGTCAAATCAAATAGAGAAACAAAGTATAGAACTCTAGAGGGTGAAAATGTAGAACCCATTCAACCAGGTACGGTAAGAGATTGTAGAGAATTTTACAAAAAGTATGATGATGTAGATGGATTCAAGATCTACGGCAATGACCGTTATGTATTCCAGTACATCTCTGACAAATATCCTGAAGATGAGATCAAGTTTGATATCAAGAAGATTAATCTTGTAACGATCGACATTGAGGTTAAATCTGAACAGGGTTTCCCTGATCCAGAGTCTTGTTCTGAGGAGTTGTTGACCATCTCCATTCAAGACTATGCGACTAAGGAGATCAATACCTGGGGTAGGAAACCTTATACTCCTACACAAGATAACGTAACCTATCACTATTTTGAGGATGAGATCGCAATGATCAACTCATTCCTCTATCACTGGAGTCAGAATCCTCCAGAGGTTGTGACTGGTTGGAACTGTCGTNTNTACGATATCCCATATCTTTGTGGTCGTATTGATCGAATCATGGGTCAGAAGAANATGAAACTTCTGTCTCCNTGGGGTATCATCAGTCAAGAAAGTATCACAATCATGGGTCGTGAGTTCAATACTTTCGACATTGCTGGTGTCACCACACTGGACTATCTTGAANTCTATAAGAAGTTTACTTATACGAACCAAGAGTCATATCGACTGGATTATATTGCAGAGGTAGAACTTGGTCAGAAGAAACTGGATCACAGTGAGTTCGATACTTTCAAGGAGTTCTATACAGGTAACTGGAAGAAGTTTGTAGACTACAACATTGTTGACGTGGAACTTGTTGACCGTATGGAAGACAAGATGAAACTGATTGAGTTGGCATTGACGATGGCATATGATGCCAAGGTAAACTTTGTTGATGTGATGTTCCAGGTCCGTATGTGGGACACGATTATCTACAACTATCTGAAGAAAAGAGATATTGTGATTCCTCCTCGTGACCGTTCGGAGAAGTCTGAGAGGTATGAGGGTGCATATGTGAAACAACCTGTCCCTGGTGTCTATGACTGGGTGGTGTCGTTTGACTTGAACTCCCTGTACCCTCACCTGATGATGCAGTACAACATCTCCCCCGAGACACTGGTGGAGGAGAAACATCCTTCTGCAACCATCGATAGGATCCTGAATAAGGAGATTACCTTCGAGATGTATAAGGACTATGCGGTCTGTGCCAATGGTGCAATGTTCCGTAAAGACATCAAAGGGTTCATGCCTGAGTTGATGGAGAAGATGTATGCAGAACGTAAGATCTTCAAGAAGAAAATGCTCCAGGCAAAACAAGAGTATGAGAAGACTCCCACTAAACAACTTGAGAAGGATATTGCAAAGTACAACAACTTTCAGATGGCTCGTAAGATCGCACTGAACTCTTGCTATGGTGCGATTGGTAACCAATACTTCCGTTTCTTCAAACTTGCAAATGCAGAAGCAATCACACTTTCAGGTCAAACATCTATCCGTTGGATTGAAAACAAGGTAAACGGGTACCTAAATAACCTGTTACAAACAGAAAATACAGATTATGTCATTGCATCTGACACTGACTCAATCTATATTAATTTCGGACCTGTTGTTACTAAATTTCTTAGTTCTAAATCTGGCGAAAAAGCAGCAGTTGTATCGTTACTTAACAAGGTCTGCGAAGAGAAACTGGAACCTTTTATTGAACGTTCGTATCAGGAATTGGCGACGTATGTAAACGCATACGCACAAAAGATGCAGATGAAACGGGAGAACATTGCAGACCGTGGAATCTGGACAGCAAAGAAGAGATACATTCTCAACGTGTGGGATAGTGAAGGAGTTCGATATTCAGAACCCAAACTTAAGATCATGGGTATCGAGGCGGTGAAGTCATCGACTCCTGCTCCTTGTCGAACAATGATTAAGGATGCACTGAAGTTGATGATGAACGGTACAGAGGATGATGTCATCAAGTTCATTGATGATGCCAGACAGAGGTTTAATAAGATGGACCCCGAGGATATTGCATTCCCCCGATCTGTATCTGACGTAAAGAAACACAAGAGTCACTCGACGATCTACGCAAAGGGTTCTCCTATTCACGTTCGTGGTGCTCTTCTATATAATCACTACATTAAAGAATATGGTCTTCAGAACAAATACTCCGAGATCAACAACGGTGAGAAGATCAAGTTCATCTATCTCAAGAAGGCAAACCCGATTAGAGAGAATGTGATCTCATTTATCTCGGAGTTTCCACGGGAGATTGGTGTTGACAAATACATCGACTACGAACTACAATTCAACAAAGCTTTCCTTGAACCACTCAAGACAATCCTTGATGCAATCGGATGGAATGTTGAAAAGACTGTAAACCTTGAACTATTTTTTGGCTGATGGATTTCCTTAAAGACATTGTAAAAGAGATTGGAGATGACTACACAAAACTCGCCGCAGATATCGACGACACTGAGTCTTATGTGGACACGGGTTCGTACATTTTTAACGGACTTGTTTCAGGGTCTATATTTGGTGGTGTATCTGGGAATAANATTACTGCCATTGCTGGGGAGTCTTCTACTGGAAAAACTTTCTTCAGTCTTGCTGTCGTCAAAAACTTCCTTGATTCTAACCCTGATGGGTATTGTCTATATTTTGACACTGAAGCCGCTGTTAACAAATCTCTTCTCGCAAGTCGTGGGGTAGACNTNAGTCGGGTCGTTGTTGTAAACGTTGTTACAATTGAGGAGTTTAGATCNAAAGCTCTCAAGGCTGTAGATATATACTTGAAAAAACCTGAAGATGAACGCAAACCTTGTATGTTTGTGTTAGACTCTCTGGGTATGCTGTCTACTGAAAAAGAAATCAGTGACGCCTTGGCAGACAAACAAGTTCGAGACATGACCAAATCTCAACTTGTCAAGGGTGCATTCAGAATGTTAACCCTCAAACTTGGTCAAGCAAACATTCCTATGATTGTTACCAATCACACTTACGATGTTATCGGATCTTATGTACCGACTAAAGAAATGGGAGGAGGCAGTGGCCTCAAGTATGCCGCAAGTACGATCATTTATCTCAGCAAGAAAAAAGAAAAGGATGGAACGACTATTGTCGGAAACCTTATCAAGGCTAAGACTGCTAAGTCGCGTCTGAGTAAGGAGAACAAGGATGTTACGGTGCGTCTTTATTACGATGAGCGTGGTCTTGATCGATATTATGGTCTTCTTGAACTCGGTGAACTCGG